CCTTCTTGGTCGCTGCAAGCCTTCGCCTAATACCGAGCCGCGAATGAATCGCGACTTGCACGAGCTGATCCACGACGCCGCTGACGTGTGCGAGCGGTCGGACGCCACTCATACTGAGGTGGCGACCGATGTGCTGGGCATGACGCGCAACAACCATCGGCGGTGGCGCCGGCGGGACCTGAAGCCGGAGGACGAGTACCAAGCGCACGAGAAAGACGAGGAGCGGAAGCGTTCTTTGACAGAGTGGCTCGATGGTCGGATTTCAGAAGAAATGGGCGAAGATTCGGACGAGGTGACCGACACCCCTGTCTCTGACCGTGACCCAAATGAGTCCGACCTGACCGATCGGGAGAAGTACATCGCCCGCCGCCTGACGAAGGGCGTCACGACTGAAGGACTGGCCGACGATCTGGGCACGCGAGAGACGGTGGTGAAGCGGCACCTGAAGGACCTGCGCCGGATGGGGTGGGAAGTGTACCGCGACGACACCGCGGGCCATTTTGCTTTAGAGGGCGACCACGCGCTCCGGTCGAGCGAGCACACGGGCACCCGGACCCGAAAGGCCAACCGTTGGTGGGAGTTGCGGCATTCGGAGCTCGTCCGTGAGTTCAAAGCGCTGGACCGCCCGACCTCAGAGCTGCCCCGTACGCTCAACCGTGAGGATTGGGCGCTACACATGACCGACCTGCACGCTGGCGACCGCGTGCAGAAGGATGACGGCAGCATCGTGTACACGACGGCCGACATCCCCAACGTGATCGACTACGCCACTCAGCAGGCACTCGGCCTGGCGGCCCACCACAACGCCACCTACGACGTCGCGCATTTGCTCTGGGGTGGGGATTTCGTGACCAACGAGGGCATTTACTTCGGGCAGTTTGAAGACCTAGACGCCTGGCTCGACCAGCAGCACGACATTCTGGTGGCGCCGCTGCTCCGCCAGCTGAAGGCGTTTGGCGAGCGGTTTCGTGCCGTGCAACTGGTGTGCCAGGTCGGCAACCACGGCCAACACCGCGCCTCCGGAACCAGCCGGCAGGCGAACGCCGATCTGGTGCTCTACAAGCACATTCGCAATACGGTTGCGCAGCTCCAGGAGCATGGCGACATCCTGGAAAACGTCGACATGAAGATCGGGCAAGCAAAAGCCTATCGCAACTTCGACATGCGGGGCGGAAAGGTGCGGGGGCATCTACGTCACGGCCAGCACCGAAAAGTCCAGGCGGAGACATCAGCACGGAAGAAGCAGTGGCTATCAACACTGCGAGAGCACGAGTTCGACATCGCCTACCTCGGTCATCATCACGTAAGCGGCCGTATCCCATGGGACGGCCCGCCAATCATTGCAAGCCCGAGCCCGAAGCCGTCCGGCGAGTTCGTCGAAAAGCTCGGTGAAGGCGTTAAGGGTGGGAACCAAGGCGTTGCTACCTGTCACGGTGTCTCCGATGACGGGCTCACCTGCGTGTACCCGATCGACACTCGTAATTACTAGACATGATTGACCCGCCGACGTGGACCGACACGATTGCCCTGAGCGACTGGGACGTGACGCCTTCGGTAACGGTGGCCCTACGCTGCCTTGAGCGGTACGACCACTGGCCCGACAGCGACTTCATCGCATGATCTCGACGCTTCTGCCACATCCCGTGAGCGCCGCGAAGTGGGCCGGTGTCCTAGTGCTACTAGGCGCAGCGTATGTGGTCGGTCTCATGAGCGGAGCAGGTAGTGAGGGGCAGGACGGCGTGAGTCTCACACACCAGAGCGGATTGATTGAGGACGCAGGCGATCTTGAGAGCACGCCCGTCACTGCGATCCGGTACGGCGATACGCCCGATACGACGCGAACAGACGGCATAGAGGTGCCGACATGGATGGATACCCTTTCGACGAGGGGCGGGGCGAATACGGACCCCGATTCCCTCAGAGGTGCAGAAACAACGCCCTCTGGTTCGCAGAACGCGACCTCGGACCTACCGCAGACGCCACAATTGAATTTGGATGGCCTGCCCTACGTCATTACACCGATGACGAACGGGCGCCCCGCGCTCTCCGTCACGAGCCGAATGGCAACCTTGCAGGGATTCGATCCTCGTGATGGAACGCCGCTTGAATTTGACGTGCCGGTGCCCCGCGACACGTGGCGCCTGGACCTGCAAGCACAGGGCACCGCCCTCCGAAATGCCGCCGTGGCGATGACGAGCTTGCAGGTGCGGCGCCGGACGGCGCTAGGCTGGATCGGCGTGGGGCCGAGTTACGGCGCGGTGGTGACAAACGAGGTGACAACGGGCGCGGGGGTTACAGTTTCATTCAGCACGACATTATACAGCCGATGATATACAGAGACCTCTTTCAGCGTGTCCAGCAGACGGTGGCCGTGCTCGCAAACGGCACCGCCCCCGAAGCCAAGATCGACTACGACGGCGTCCAGACCACGACCGTCCGATACGCGGTCAAGAAGAACCGCGACCGCCTGCAAGACGAGATGGAGCACTTCCAGGAGCTTCTGGCGGAGAAGGCCGATGAGGTAGGGATGGAGGCGGACGTGCTCCAGACCATTGCCGACAAGCGTGTTCAGGGCAGCCTCGACACGGAGGAGGCCGGAGAGGAGGCGACTCAGGCCGTAGATGACGTGCTCGGCACCGAGACCGCATTCGAGCCCTACCACGTCAGTGAGGCGGCGATCATGGAGGAACCAGGGGTGCCAATCCCCATCCTCGACCTTGCCGATTGGATGATCGTGGAGGACGTGGAGGCGTAGACTTCGATTTTAGAAACGACCTCATGACCAATGCCGAAAACACCCCGATGCGGGGCCTCCAAACGGAACGGCGACGGGGAGCCCTGCGAGCTCCCCGCCGGGTGGGGTACGAACCACAAGGGGGAAGGTCGCTGCAAGCACCATGGTGGGGCGTCCCCAGGGGGTAAGCCAGGCAACGACAATGCGACGAAGCACGGGGGCTACAAGACCGTCTACGACGACACAATCACGGAGGAAGAGCAGTCGCTACTTGTAGGGGAGCGTGAGCACGACGACTACCTGAAAGAGCAGATCGAGTGGATGCGCATCCGCATTCACCGGGTACAGGAACGAATTGCCGACAACGGCGGGCTCTGGCCCGAAGCAGAGCAGGCGCTTTCCGGCCTCACTCGGGAGCTACGCCAGCTCGTCAAGACGCGGGACCAGATCCAAAGCGCACGGGAACAGGACGAAGACAAGATCAACGAACTGATTGGGCGACTCGATGCCATCAAGCGGCGCCACAGCGGCGACACATACCAGCCCCCAGGCGAAGCCGATTGACACGAGGCCTGCGCTCTTTCCGAAGCAGGAGCGGATGTTCGTGGAATCGACGGCCCGTATCAACATCGCGTGGGGGAGCGTCCGGTCCGGCAAAAGCTACGGACTGGAGTTCTTCCGGTGGCCCGACTACGTGCTTCGTGCGCCGGCGGGCGACTTGCTTATGGCCGGGAAGACGCTCAAGACGCTGGAGCGGAATGTCCTTCGCCCGATGAAGCGCCTGTGGGGCACCCGGTGGATCGACTACTCGACAGGAAAGAAGGAGGCACAGATTTTCGGCCGGCGCGTCGAGTTGGAGGGCGGCAACAACGAAGAGGCGCAGGACAAAATCCAGGGCATGACCCTGGCCGGGGCGATGATCAATGAGGCGGCCCTTGTGCCGAAGTCGTTTTGGAATCAGGTGCTCGGGCGCATGAGCGTCCCCGACGCAAAGCTGTTTGCCACGACGAATCCAGACTCGCCCTACCACTGGCTCAAGTCCGACTATATCGACCGCGCAGAGGACCTCGACCTCCGCATGTGGCACTTCACACTGGCGGAGAACGAATACCTTGATGACGCCTATGTGCAGTCGCTTAAGAATGAGTACACTGGCGTTTGGTACAAGCGCTACATTCAGGGGCGGTGGGTACTTGCAGAGGGGTCTATCTACGACATGTTCAGCGAAGACAAACACGTTGGCGGGTGCCCCATCGACCCGAGCGGCGTAGAGACGTGGCGCGTGCCGGTGGACTACGGCACGTCCAACCCCACGACATTCGCTCTGCATGGCTACTGGCACGACGGCGGCGACCCGCACGGGCATTGCTTCGACGAGTATTACCACAGCGGGCGTGAGGACCGCCAGAAGACCGACGAGCAGTACGTGGATGCGCTTGTAGACTTCATCCCCGACCGGCTGACGGATGACGTGGTGGTCGTGGTGGACCCGAGTGCGGCGTCCTTCATCACCGCCTGCGAAGAGCGGGGCCTTGACGTCGAGCCTGCCGAGAACGACGTGCTCGACGGCATTCGCTTCGTGAGCAGTATGCTCGCTGACGGCCGGTACACCATCGACCCCTCGTGCGAGCACACGATTCGGGAGTACCAGAGCTACGTGTGGGACGAGAAGGCCCAGCAGCGGGGCGAAGACAAGCCGAAGAAGGAGCACGACCACTGCCCTGACCGCGATCGATACGGCCTCTTCACGACGCTCTGGCCCGGGCGTGAGCAGCATCATTTTGGCGGCGACACCGTCACCCTCTGACCCGACAGGTGGATACACAGACAGCACCATGCCGAACCTGCTCGACTACCGACATCCCGACTACGAGACCCGCAAGCGGCGCTCGACCTTTGCCGAGCTTTACCGCACCGGGCGCGTGCAGGACAAAGTGGAAGAGAGCGCTCGCCGGGACGACGGCACCCGCATCCAGCAGGGGAGCCTGCACCTACAGCGCCGGTCGCAGGGCGAGACGATCGACGCCTACCGCGAGCGGGCGTACGTGAGCCGGTACCCGAGACACTTCGGGCGCGTGGTGACGAGCTTCGTCGGGAGCCTAATGCAGTCGGAGGAGAAGGCGTCTCGGCAGTGGTCGGATGCGCTGGGAAGCCCGCAGGAGGACGGGACGCTGATGGCCCGCTACTACGAAGACATTGACGGGCAGGGCACGCCCTTGAAGCAGTGCCTCCAATCCATCGCCGACACGCTCGTGACGAGTCATCGCCAGTGGTACTTGCTTGATCCGCCCTCCGATTCGGGGCTTGCCAAGCTTCACCTCCTGCCGGAGAAAGACGTGCTCAACTGGGTGACACAGGACGGCCGCCTCGTCGACGTGCTCATTCGTGAACACATCGACGACCGCACCTCCATCGAGCAGGAGCCCGGCAGCCAAGAGACCTTTCTGCGCTACACCTTGGACGGCTGGACCCGCTACCGAAAAGAAGAAGACGGCTTCTCCGTGCCCGATGAAGGCGAGTGGGACCCGGGCTTCTACCGCACGACCGATCGCGAAGAGAAGCGACTGCCGATGGGGTACATCGACCTCGGCCTGGGCGAACCGGTCGGCTACAACATGGCCCGGGGCGCCCGCTACCTGTATAACCTTTTGAGTGACATCCGGTGGGCGATCCGCCGCACCTCCTTCAGCAAGCTCGCCCCCGAGAAAGAGGCGCTCACGGAAGAGGAGTACGAGCTCGCGTCCCGTGCCCTAGAGGATGGACACAACTTTCTCACCTTCCCCGCGCAGTACATCGCGCCCGACGCCGGCGTCTTCACCGGCGCCTACGACATCTACAAGCAGGAGGTGCGGGACTTCTACGTGACGGCCCTTCAGAGCTACGAGGACGCGGCGAAGGAGAGGACTGCCACCGAGATCATGCAGGACGAAAGTGAGGGGCGCTTTTCGTTCCTTGCCGTGCTGGCCCGGGCGATGGATAAGGTGGAGCAGGACATCTACAACCTGCTGCATCAAGTCGAGGTGCCGAATGATCCCGCTGCGTGGGAAGAGGTGTCCGTCACCCGCAGCCGGGATTTTCAGCCGGTCGATGCTGAGAACAAGGCCGACACGTTGATGGAGGCGGCCTTTGGCCCGAATGCGGTGCCGCTTGGGGAGCAGGGCACGACCGACGTCGCGACAACGGTGGGCGACCTGCTTGGGATCGAGTACGACGAGGAAGAGGTGGAGACCGCCGTTCAGAACCGACGCGACCGCGCCGCGCAGTCGCCCACTGATGGCCCCCTCGTAGGATAGCACCGACTGGCACCCCGAGCCCGATCTTGTGTAGATGGCTGATCCTGAGCCCACATACAACGAGCGCATCGTCCAGGCCCGCGAGCAGATCCTGGAGCGTGTCCGGTCGGGCCGTCTGGACCGCGTGCGGGAGGCGATCGCACGCGCTTTGGCACAGGTGCAGCAGGAGGCGCCGAATGGCCCGCTCACACCGGAGACAGCCCAGCAGCTCCGCCAGCAGTACGAGGCGGCGCTTCAGCAGCTCCGGAGCGACCTCGTAGCGGCGACGGAGCAGCAGCGCTCGCAGGCCGTGCAGGAGGAAGCCGACGCCCACGAGGAAGCGCTAATTGCCGCTGCGCTTGCGGCGGGGCTGTTCGGCTCGGAAGATGAGGCCCGCCAGCAGGTGCCCCCGGTGGGGCAGTGGGCGCCCCGCTTTCGGGAGCGGGTGCGGCTACACATCCAGGTGCGGCGGGGGCTGTCCGATGACATGGACCCCGAGGGCTACATCACGCGAATCGTGTCCAGCGTCGGGAGCGAGATCGACAGCGCCATTGGGGCGGCGACCGGCGAGTCCGGCGGCGTAGAGGAGGCCGCGCAAAAGACCGCCTCAGAGGTGGCCCGCGACATCGGCGCGGCCATTGCCGACGATGACCTGAGCGGCGCCCTGGACAGCGTGGGGCTCGGTGCGCTCGTGGACGAGGATTCGTCCTTCGACCTCCAGAGCGCGAAGCAATTGGGCAGCAATTTACGCCGCGTGATCAGCCACGAGGTCGCCCACGTCGCTGATGAGGCCGGGAAGACGCTCGCGGCGCTGAACCCGGCTGTGAAGTATTCGGTGTGGGAGCTCAGTGCTCGGCACCACACCCTCGAAAGCAGCCCGGACGTGTGCGATGTACTGGCGAACGCCGACCTCTACGGACACGGGGAGGGTGTTTACCCAAAATCCGTGGTGCCGAGCTTGCCGCACCCTCATTGCGAGTGCCGGCAGCGGGTCGTGCTGAAGGACCCCAGCGACTGGTTCGGCGGCGACGACCGACCGGTCCCTGATGAGCCCGACATCGGCGAGGCGGCCGTCCGTGACCTCATGGACGACATGGACGGGGAGCGCACCGTCACCGGCAGCCACGTAGCCAACCAGAGCGACATGCTGCGGCGCGTGCTGTCGGCGGTGCACGAGAACCCGCGTGGACGCTCACTCGACGACTGACGCCCATGCAGTCCCCAGAGAAGACGACACAGCG